AGGGTAACGATGACATTGGCTGCCGCCAGACCTGACCACCATCATCTTCCATGTGCGCTTATCCCGTACACCTTGAAAATCCGCTCTGGTTGTGAGGGGGGGGTAAGGGCGCTTTGATACAGGAAGATAAGAATGCAACACTCTCATGTAACAACGACCAGACCCTTTTCGTTCCCACAAAAATGGAGAGCGGCGAAGTTATCTATCTGGCTCGAAAGCTCACTCCTACTGAGTGTGCTTCCCTTCAAGGGTTCGAGAAAGATTGGTGTGCGCTGGTTCCTCATAAGGACTCTGCGGAGTACAAGATGTGGGGAAATGGCATGGCTTTCCCTTGTATGCTCTACATCATGGAGGGTGTTCAGGAAGTCCTTGCCGAAAGGTATTTGGATAATCTCTTTGGAGGTGATACCGCTGAACCTTGAACCTTTCATTTTCGACTGCGAGGTGTTTGCCTACGATTGGCTGTTTGTCTTCAAAAACAAGGTCACGGGGGAATACACCGAGATTTGGAATGACAATGAAGCGGTCGAACAATTCATGACCCAAGAACCCCTGCTGGCAGGGTTCAACAATAAGCACTATGACCAATTCATTCTGAAAGCGGTTCTCTCAGGTTTCACGCCGGAGGAAATCAAGGCGGTCAACGATTTTATCATCGTTGGCGGTCACGAGGGCTGGGAGTACGCCCCTCTCCGTGACTGCGGGATTTTCTTCGATCAATATGACCTGATGGACGATTGCCAGATGGGTTTGTCCCTGAAAGCAATCGAAGCGCACCTCGGAATGGATATTCGTGAAACCACCGTTCCGTTCAACATCGACCGCCCTCTGACTGAGGACGAGAAGCGAGAGGTCGAGTTCTACTGCCGCCATGATGTTGACGCAACCGACAGGCTGGACGATCTTCGTCAAGGCTACCTGTCCAGTAAGCTCACGCTGGGTCGTGAAAAGGGGCTGTATCCAGCAAAAGCCCTCTACATGACCAATGCCAAGCTGACCGCTGCTTACCTTGACGCAGAGCAAAAGCCGCACTATGACGAGCGGGAATATCAGTATCCGCCGAAGCTGCTTCGTCAGTATATTCCGCAGGAAGTGTTCGACTTCTTCGAACGGTTGAAAGATAAGAGTATTCCTGACGAAGTGGTGTTCAAGGAAAAGCTCGATCTGATGGTAGGCGGTTGTCCTTGTACCATCGCCTACGGCGGTATTCACGGAGCTATCCCGTGTTACCGAGAGGAAGCCACGGAAACCCGCTCTATCCGCAACAAAGATGTTGCAAGCTACTATCCACACCAGATGACCTTGAACGGTTATTGTAGCAGAAACATTCCCTCTCCCGATGTGTATGCCGCTACCATTGAGCGGCGTGTTAAAGCAAAGAGAGCTGGTGATAAGGCTACGGCAAACGCCTTGAAGCTGGTGTTGAACACCACCTACGGCGCTATGTTGAACCGCTATAACGACCTGTATGACCCGCTCATGGGGCGCTCGGTCTGTATCTCAGGCCAGTTGCAGTTGCTCGAAATGGCGGAACATCTTGTTCAGGACTGCTCCACATTGAAGATCATTCAGCTCAATACCGATGGTATCATGGTCAGCCTTGATGACTGCGATGTGCCTGTGTATCAGGAAATTACGCAGGAGTGGCAGGACAGAACCGGCTTCGAGTTGGAGGAAGACCTTATCAAGATGATCTGTCAGAAAGATGTGAACAATTATGTCGAGGTTCCCTTCGAGGGCGACCCCAAAATCAAGGGTGGTGTTCTCGTTCGTGGGATTGCCCCGGCAGGAGCGTTCAATATCAACAACAACGCTTGTGTGGTCGCCAAGGCGGTCAAAGATTATCTGGCCTACGGTATCCCGGTCGAAGACACCATCATGAGCTGTGACCGCCTGCTGGACTTCCAGTTGGTCGCCAAGGCCGGGAGTAAGTATGGTGACGCTCTCCATGAGGTAGACGGTCAGATGGAGGTCGTGCAGAAGGTCAACCGGGTATATGCCACGGAAGATCATCGGTGCGGAACCCTCTACAAAATCCACCTCGGTACTGGCAATCCCGTCAAGATTGCTGGACTCCCCGCAAAATGTGTCGTAGACAACGACAATCACCTGACGATTGATGTGGTTGATCGTGACTGGTATATCCGGCTGGCACGGCGTTATGTTCGAGATTTTCTTGGAGAGAAGCCGCCCAAGCGAAATACTCGCAGAGTCAATTCCATCAAGAAAAAATTATTAGAAATGTTGGAGGTATAAATATGGCTACTACCAAGAAAGCTGCTGAGACTGCGGCGGTGGATTATTCCACCATGAATGTGTTCAAGAAGTTGCAGCTTGCCCGTGTGCGCTTCCTTGAAGCTGGCGTGGATAAGAGCGGCAAGCACATGAAGCTCGAATATAAATATTTCGAGCTGGCGGACATTGTTCCCAAGGCCGAGCAGATTTTCCTTGAAATCGGTCTGATGATGGTTCCGTCCATGTACGGAGACAAGGCGACCGCTCGTGTCTACAATGTCGATGACCGTGAGGACTTCATTGACTTTGTTGCGCCGTACACCCCCATCGCCCCCATCGTGTCCAACGCTGGCAATCAGGTCACAAATGAAATGCAGGCGACCGGCAGCTCTATCACCTACATTCGCCGCTACCTGTGGCAGCTCGTTTTGGACATTGTGGAGCATGACAGTATCGACAGCGGCGAGTTTGATACGACCCCCGCACCCGCCCCCGCTGTTACCAAGAAGCCCCCTGTGACCACTGAACAGCGTCAGGAAATCAAGAAAGAACTGACCGGCGCTCCTGCTGGTGCGGCTACCGTGGAACAGGTCAGTACGCTGAAAAGCCTGCTGAAAAAGCTCATGGATATTGACGCAGAGCAGGAACAGTTCGTGCAGACCATCGCCATGAAGACCGAGGGCTTTTCCAAGATCGAAGCCGACAAGTGTGACGCTCTGATCGAGGGCGTGAACAATATGCTGGCTGGCTACGAATTGAAAACGGCGAAGGAGGGCTAAGGCATGATTGAAATTGATTGTCGCAAGTGCGTCAATGCAGACTTGAAAGCGGATTGCTGTAAGCTCTACGGTAACAACCCTGATACTGCCGTTCGGGAATGTGCCGCCGACGAATTTGTGAATTATAAGGAGGTAAACAAAAATGGAATGGCTTGACGGCAACAAAATCCAGATTATCCCTCCCAAGCGTCCGAAGAAGCTGACTGGTACTCGCTTCGCCACTATCCTCGGTCTGAACCCGTGGTCTACACCGTTCGAGATTTGGTGTGAAGTGACCCGCACCTATCAGAAGCCGTTCGAGGATACGATCTACACCATCGCTGGTAAGACCATCGAGCCTAAGCAGGCCGAGTATATGAAGCAGACCTACTTCATGAGCAATCTGGTCACACCGACCGACATTTGGGGCAAAGACTACTTCCGTCAGACCTACGGTGACTTCTTTAGGGAAAGCCCCGTTCTCGGCGGTATGTGGGACTACTTGCTCTATGGCAAAGATGGTAAGCCCACCACCGTCCTCGAAATGAAGACCTCCAAGCGTGTCGAGGACTGGAAGGACGATATTCCTGAGTATTACGCTTTGCAGGCGGCGTTGTACGCTTACCTTCTCGGCGTGGACGAAGTTATCATGGTCGCTTCCTTCCTCGAACCCAAGGACTACGATAACCCTGAGAAGTTCGTGTGCAGTGGTGAGAACACCATCACTCGCCCCTTCAAGGTGTCCGAGCGGTATCCTGACTTCGAGAAGAAGTATGTGAAGCCTGCCCTGAAATGGTGGAAGGACTTCGTTGAGAGCGGTATTTCTCCCGCCTTTGACGAGCGCAAGGACGCTGAAATTCTAAAAGCCCTCCGCACCAACAACCTGTCCCCGGAAACGGACATGGCGGCACTGGTCAAGGAAGCCGAAGACCTGAAAGACACCATGGAACGGATTTTGGCTCATGAAGGTATCCCGGACATGGAAAAGCGGTACAAGGTTGTGACTGACATGATTAAGAAAGCCGCAATCGCTCAATTCCGTGATGGTGACAAGAAGGTGTCTATCGCTGGCTCTGCCTATAATTGGGAGGTCAGCCGTACTTCCACCACGAAGATCGACAAGGACGCTTTGAAAGCGGACGGTATTTTGGCGAAGTACACGACCACCGAGGACAGCTACCGCATTTCCCCGAAAATCATTAAGGAGGATTGACCTATGAAGTTTTCCAAGTTCGTGAAGTCCCTCGCCCCTGATGGCGGCGCTATCTATGAGTACATGGACGAACGCTGGCTTGCTTCCCCGTCCGTACTTATGCTCATTCCCGATGGTATCCGCAGCGTGACCGGGTATAGCAACGAGAAAATGCCTGACGGCATTGGTCGCCTGATTTCTCAGGTCGGTTGCACCGAGTACGCCACGCTGGTCAAGGCAATCATGCCTGAGCCGGACGGCGCAATCAAGGATTGTGTCCGTATCTTCGCCACGCAGGACAGTACCATGACCCTTCCCATCACCAATGATGACTGGTCGCTGATCGAGAAGTCTGACTTCTGCGAAATCTTGTACGCTTACGATCTGGAAAGCGACAAGAGCGTACCGAAAGCCCTGCTGGTCAAGCAGTACGCCAAGTACCCCGATGACGAAGACCAGTTGGTTGGTATCATCTTCCCCTGCGAGTATGCAGAACAGCTCAATTTCCACACCATAAAAGAAGTATGAGCGTTTGTGGTGGTTGCCCCATCTATTACAATGAATATTTCGGTGTTTATTGTGGAGGTGGGTGCTTAGGTCAAAGCGCTTGTGCCGAAAACCTAATAACTCTCGTTGCTAATATAGCAGACACTATTACAAGATCAAGAAAGGACGATAAAACAATGGCTAAAATCGGACTCACCGAGGGTTTCACCCTCATTCCCGAAGGTACTCATGTCTTTCAGATTACCGATGTGAAGTACAAGGAAGACTTCGGCAAGCTGGAAGTCTATATGCAGACGCAGACCGGCAGTAAGCACATCGAGCGCTTCTCTCTGCTGAAATCCGATGGCTCTCCCAACGAGGGTGCATACAACGCTTTCAGCTACTTCGCCAAGACTGCCCTCGGCAATTTCGATCTGACCGAGATCGACCACACTGACCTGATTGGTCACTTCATCGAGTGCGATGTGGAACATGATGTTCAGGAGAACAAGAAGAAGCCCGGACAGAACATTACCTTCGTCCGTCTGGCCGATAAGCGCCCCTCTGAGGGCTGGGGCGGCTCCGGTAATACGGTTGCTACCCCCACCACTAAAACCGCTCCTGCGGCTTCTCAGACCGCTCCTAAGACCCCGATGGATTTGGCAGCTCTCCTTGGCTGATGCCGAGTGCGAGGGAGGGCTAATTTGAAAGGCTCTCCCTCGCCAATGGTATGTTAAAAACTATGTTGAAAGTGAGGATAAGCTACAATGGCAGAAGCCTATATTTGTTCGCTCTCCAAGGTTCAGCGTCATGCTGAAATCTGCAAAGAGATCAACAATCTCTATGAGCGTAAGAACCATGACTACGGTGACAGCTTTCACCAGACCTTCGTTGAAGAAGGAATGGCGATGGCTCGTATCCGTTTGGGCGATAAACTCAGCCGCTTCAAAACCCTCTCCCGTAGCGGTGAACAGAAGGTCAATGACGAGTCTATTCGGGACACCCTGATTGACCTCGCCAACTACGCCATTATGACGGTGCTGGAAATGGAGGTTGCGGAAGATGTTGCAGATTAAAACCATTCGGAACCGTCTGGACAATCCCACCCTCTTTGACGATGAAGTAAATGCGGCTCTGCGTGATGGGTGGACTCTGAAAAAGAGAACCGTTCTGCGGCCTATCGGCCAGTCCGAGTCCGTCTATATGCACACGATGTTGTATGCAGAGTTGGAGAAGGAGGTCGCTGACGATGACGCTGAATGATTATCAGAAAGCTGCCGAGCGTACCTCCGGCAACCTGACTTCGTGGGATAAGGTTCGCAACGGCTGTTACGGTCTGAACGGCGAATCCGGAGAGTGTATTGACATTCTGAAAAAGACCGAGTTTCAGGGTCATGCTTTCGACCCGATGAAGATGGTTGACGAACTGGGCGATGTTCTCTGGTATGTCGCACAGTTGGCGACCGGCTTGGGTGTGACCCTCGAATATGTGGCACAGCACAATGTCGATAAGCTGCTGGCTCGTTACCCTGACGGGTTCGACAGTGAAAAGAGTATCCATAGAAAGGAGTACGAAAATGGCTAAGATTTTCAAATTCACAGGCTATTTCGTTGACCCCGCTGGCGAATGTAACAAGAGAGATGTGAAGACCGCTCTCGAAGAAGTCACAACTAAAGCTCTGGACATTTTTTCACACCATGTCGAGGTGAAAGAAGTAGAACTTGGGGAGTGGAACGATGACCACCCTCTCAACGCTTGCGAGTGTTCCGTGGGTGAATGTGAGAAATATTTCGGGGAGGGTTATCATGGCTGACTGCTTCTCCAAGTCCGAAGTGACCGATTTTCTGAACTTCATGAAGTTGCCTGACGGAACCTCTGTTGTTTCTGATGACATGATGGAGTACCTGATGGCCTACGGCTTCTTTACCGCCCCTGCTTCCACCAAGTACCACGGCAATTACGAGGGCGGTCTTCTGAACCACTCCCGCATGGTCACGGAGTACCTTCTGGCGCTCACTCAGGCCAATCACCTGATCTGGCGCAAGGCTCGTTCTCCCTTCATCGTGGGTATGTTCCATGACCTGTGCAAGATTGACCAGTACCGCCACCCCGTAACGGGTCACATTGAAGAATTTAATGGTGGTTGTACGCCAATCTATGACGAACAGGCGTGGGAGTACAACCCCGACACCCTTCTGAAAGGTCACGGCGATAAGTCCGTCATGCTTCTCTCTCAGTTCTACACGCTGACTGATGAAGAAATTATGTGTATCCGTTATCACATGGGCGCTTTCACCGACAAGTCCGAGTGGAACGATTACACCAGAGCAGTCAGCCAGTACCCGAATGTGTTGTGGACACACCAAGCCGATATGCTGGCAAGCCATGTTGCGGGAGTGTGAAGTATGTATATTCCAACGGTTTCTTTCGATTTCGATGGCGTAATTCATTCCTACCGAAGCGGGTGGAAGGGTGCCGCTGTTATCCCCGACCCTCCCGTAGAAGGGATTAAAGAGGTCATTGAACAACTCATAAGCGATGGCTTATGTGTGGTCATCTGTTCTTCTCGTGCGGAGTCCTTTGAAGGACAGGCGGCGATTGCTAAATGGCTGAAACACTACGGGTTCCCGATGGTGCAAATTCAAGCAAGAAAAGTTCCTTCCATCGTTCATGTCGATGACCGTACAATCTGTTTCGATGGCAGAGCAAACAACCTCTACGAACAGATTATCAACTTCAAACCTTGGTATGAAAGGGAGTTTGAAAGTGAAAATCATTGAACCTTCTGTGGAGCTTATCAATGCTCCCGATTATAAGACCCTTCTGACCACTGCCGAAGCCGCAGGGCGCACCTGTTACAAGTCCGAAGACAAAATCACGGACGGAAGTGCAGAGAAGTTCGTCCGGGGCATCATCAAGCGGGGTCACGAAGCTGTCATTGAGCATGGCTCTCTTACCGTTCGCTTCATCTGCGACCGGGGTGTGAGCCATGAGATCGTCCGTCACCGTCTGGCGGCGTTCTGTCAGGAGTCCACTCGATACTGCAATTACGGTAAGGAAGGCTTCGGCGGCGAGATCACCGTCATTCGTCCCTCGACCTTCGCCAAGACCGACTCGACCTACCACATCTGGAAGCGGTCGTGTGAACACGCTGAGGTCGCCTACTTCGATCTGCTGAACGAGGGTTGTACCCCGCAGGAAGCCCGATCTGTCCTTCCGAACAGTCTTAAAACCGAGGTGGTCATGACCGCCGATCTCAGAGAATGGCGGCATTTCTGCCGTATGCGTTGCCCCGTAGCTGCTCACCCCGATATGCGGGTCGTTGCCAATATGCTCCTGACCCTGCTGAAACAGACCTATCCCGTCTTCTTCGAGGACATTGAGGTATGAGGATTAAGAAAGCTGGCGGCAAGGTGTTCGGTGCGGTCTTAACTGCCGCTGAGAAGAAAGCGATGGACATGGAAATCAATCGTCAGATCGTGGAAGCCGACAGGCGCTACGCCGATGATATTGACGCTATGGTGCTTTACACCCTCCATGTTCACCTTGGTTTCGGCAAGAAGCGCCTGCGGAAATTCTATGACGCTTTCTCCGCCGAGCATGACCGCCTTATCCAGTATTATCAAATGCCGGACGATTACACATGGCTCTGCAAAGAAATGTTGAAGCGTATTGGCGTTGATGTTGAAGCATGGAACAAAGAAAGGAAAGAACCCGATGAAACTGAAAAGCATTGACGGCAAAGTGCCGTATATCATGGCTGCTGGAAAGGACTTCGTGAAAGATGAAATGTCTCTGGCGGCGGCAGAGCAGATTTGTTCCCGTGGAACACAGACCACCAGCAAGCTCTTTCCCGATTTCCCCATCTGCGTAGATGCCAAGTTCTATTTTGCTGGAACCTCGACAAAGCCCAAGTCCAGCAAGGCTAAGACCCCTTGCGAGGGCTGAGATTTTCGATCTTCCTGTGGTTCGTCACCGTTGTCGCTGTCCTCTGTCTGAAATTACCCACGGTTGAGGTTGAAGAACCTTCTCCCGTTGTCGAGGTGGTAGAGGTAGTCACCCCGGAGCCAGAGCCGGAGGTGACACCTCAGCCGTGGACAGACGAGGAAGTGATTGTACTGGCGAAAATGCTATGGGGAGAAGCCAGAGGGGTCAGCTCTGACGCTGAGAAAGCCGCTTGTGTGTGGTGTGCGCTCAATCGTGTCGATCATGGCTACGGCGATATTATAACGGTCGTGACTACACCCAAACAATTTGTAGGGTACAACGAGGAAAACCCGGTCGATGATGGTTTGATTACTCTCTGTATAGATGTACTGACTCGCTGGTATGCAGAGAGAGAAGGTCAGGTCGAGGTCGGTCGTGTCCTCCCTGCGGATTACCTGTGGTTCTCTGGCGATGGCAAGAGAAACCACTTCCGCAACGCCTACCGTGGCGGCGATAGATGGGACTGGTCTTTACCGAGTCCGTATGAAAGCTGAGGTAAGCCTATGAACTATTTGAATATACCCGCTGAACTCCGAGCGGAAAAGGCATGGGTCAATGTGTGGGACGGGTCAAAGGTTCCTATGCAGGCCACCGTGAGAAAGGCGGCTTCTTCCTCTAATCCTGATACATGGTCAAATTACATTGACGCTGAACACAATGTCCAGCACGGCTACTATGACGGTCTTGGCTATGTGTTTCACGATACAGGGGTCGTAGGTATCGACATTGACGATGGCTTTACTGATGGGCTTCTAAACCCGCTGGCGGCTGACATTATCGGTCATTGCCAGTCCTACACGGAAAAGTCCAGAAGCGGGAGAGGGGTTCATATTCTCGTTCGTGGTGAGCTGCCCTTCAAGGGCAAGAACAACCGTGCCGCCGTGGAGATTTACAAGAGCAATCGGTACTTCATCATGACCGGCGAGGTTTTGATCTTCTCCGAGATCATTGAAAACCAGTCAGCGATTGACTATGTGATCGAGAAGTATTTTCCCGATACGCCGAAGGAAAGTAGCTCAGGTACGGTCGCCCCTCAGCGTATCTATTCTCCCATCTATCGCCGCCCTGAAAACGGCAAGCTGCATTTGAAGCCTGAATACCCGCCTATCACACCGGGAAGTCGGAACCTCAGCCTGACTTCTCTGGCGGGTCAGCTCCATAACCAAGGATACACCAAAGCAGAGATTTACAAAGAACTGTTGTACGCCAACTCCCAAGCCTGCAAACCCCCGCTTCCGCAGTCAGAAGTTGAGTTGATTGTCAACAGCGTGACCAGATACAGGAGGTAATTATGAAACCTTATCAGCGTGGCGATGTTGTTATCATTGATGTTCCCATGCTTGCCAACAGTCATATTCAGGCCGGTAAGCGTCCGTGGGTGGTTGTGCAAAACAATGTCGGCAATCAGTTTTCTTCCACCAGCATTGTCGTTCCCCTGACCACTAAAATCAAGCGGCTCGAACTGCCGACCCATGTGGCTGTCACTTGGGGTTCTTTACAGCCGAGCATGGTTGAGTGTGAACAGGTGCGTGTCGTAGATGTGTCCGATGATTGGGAATACATCTGCACCCTACCGCCTGAGATCATGCGCCATGTGGACACAGCGTTGAAGAACGCTTTCTTCTATGGGGGGGTGTAGACAGTGGAGAGTGAAAAGAAAATCTGTCCGTTGTCTATGAGCTGCCCCGAAGACATTCCCCTCTGCCCCTGCCAGAAACAGCGGTGTGCATGGTGGGACGAAGACTCTCAGGACTGCGCCGCCGTGGTGCTGGCGAGAGCGATAAAGAAAAGGAAGTGAGAATATATGGGTCAATATATCAATCTAACTAACGCCTTAAATGCTGTCCGAGATATTCCTACGGCATTTCATGCTATAAAAAAAATACCTATCGTGGAAACCATTCCTATAACTTGGACTTTGGCAAATGAAGCATTACCTCCGAATGGCGAAAATGTACTTTGCTGGTACGAGTATTTCCGTTACGGAAAGTATAACCGAATGTATCAGACCTTCGGTATCGGATACCAGTTCAACGGAAATTGGGGTGGTGAGGTGGCACAAGGGCAGAAAGCAAAGGTCTTAGCTTGGACACCTTTACCGAAGCCGCCAAAGATGAAAAGAGGTGTTAAAAATGGCTGATGAAATCATGACTGCCCCCGAAGAACAGGCTCTTTTCCAGCTCTCCAATGGTCGCTACATCATGGACGAAGCTCAGTCCAGAGTGATGTTTCAGATTAAAGAAGCACAGCCGGAGCATAGCCACCCGATCAGCGGCACGGGGTATTCGTGGGACGAGTCCGGCATGGCGGAGCTGTTATCCGAGTGCTACAAGAATGATACCCGCTACTGCCCCGAAGCGAAAAGCTGGTTCACCTACTCCGAGGGAGCATGGCGTAAGGACACGGGTTCTCTGCTGGTAGCGGAAAAGATCAAAGAGTTCTGCCGCCTGATGGCTCTCTATTGCGGTGAGATCACCAATGAAGAACGCCGCACCGAGTACATGAAGTTCATCGTAAAGATGGGCGACCGGCGCTTCCGTGACCGGCTGATGAAGGACGCTGCCAGTGTGCTTCCTATCGCTTCGGCGGAGTTTGACGCAAACCCGTACCTTATCAACTGCAAGAACGGCACTTTCGACCTCGAAAAAATGGAGTTCCGGGAACATGACTGGAAAGACTTCCTGACTATGCAGACCAACTTCAACTACACCTTGCAGGACGCACGGTGTCGCCGCTGGGAGAAGTTCGTTGCAGAGGTTACTTGTAATGACGAAGACAAGGCTGACTATCTGCAAAAGGCGCTGGGGTACTCTATGCTGGGTATGGCGAACGAAGAATGTATGTTCATTCTTCACGGCAAGACCACTCGCAACGGCAAGTCCACCATGCTCTCGGCAATTCACCACCTTCTCGGTGATTATGCTTCCGTGTCCCCCGTGTCGATCATCTGCAAGGCAGAGCGCTCGAAGAACGCCGAAGCAGCGAACCCCATGCTGGCTTCCCTGAAAGGCAAGCGGTTCGTCACGATGGCGGAGAGCAACCAGTATGGCAAGCTGGACGAAGAAACGATCAAGCAGCTCACAGGCGGCGAGGAAATCAAGGCTCGGAACCTCTATGAGACTGCCACGACCTTTCTGCCGCAGTTCACCCTTTGGCTCTCCTGTAACGATCTCCCCACCGTCAGCGATAAGTCCCTGTTCGCTTCCGACCGTGTGCGGGTCATTGAGTTCAACCGCCATTTCACCGAAGCGGAACAGGACAAGAACCTGAAAAACGAGTTCCAGACACAGGAAGCTATGCAGGGTATTTTCGCTTGGCTGGTCGCTGGGTACTTCAAGTATAAGCGGTTCGGCCTGAAAATGTCCCCCGCCATGCGGAAGGTGGTCAACCAGTACGAGCGTGACAACGATCTGTGCTTGCAGTTCCTCGAAGAACGCTGTGAGCAGGCAGAAGGGGTCAACACCCGCTCGAAGTCCCTGTTTGACGCTTACAAGATTTGGTGCAAGTCCAACGGGTACTTTGCCTGTTCCGCCAAACGGTTCAACGCCGACATGGAAACGCACCCTGAATGGCACGGCGGCAAGGTCGTGTATCAGGGCTACCCCGTCTACAAGAACCTCAGACTGAAAGGAGCGTCCTAATGAACCGTTCATGTAATTCTATCCTTTGCCGCTTCGGTATCCACACAGCAGACCCGTATGTTCACATTCAGGTCAAGTGCCGTAATGGTTCTCACCGCTGGCAGAGCAATTATGAAGTCTGTAAGCGGTGCGGCAAACGCCTGAGAAAAATTCGTATTGTGAAGGAGCGTCCGTGATGAAGTGGAAAAGTATTAAGTGTTTCCTGACTGGTGGACACCGCCTGTACGATAAGAACCTTCAAACCATTCATGACACAAATGGGTATCACTTCATTAACTACTGCGTGAAGTGCGGTAAGGTGTTCGCTGCGTTCATGGCGGAAGCTGAATTGAATGGCCTGATCGACCGAGACATTGAGCAGTTCAGAAAGGAGAGATTGCATGATCGCAACGACTGAGGAACAACGCCTACTGGAAAAGTGGCAGAAGAAGCTATGTTTGCAGGAGTGGCGCATAAAGCTCGTCACTCACCTTCGCCCCGAAGAAATGTCCGTCAGTAATGCGACTGGGTGTACGGATTGGTCGGAGTCCATTAAGACCGCTCGTATCGAGATCATCAACCCTGCCTGCTATGGCGACCGCATTGTACCGTTCAACTTTGAAAAGACACTGGTACATGAGCTGTTGCACCTGAAATTCTCTTTCTGGTGTCAGGACGAGTACAGCGTAGCTGACAGGCTTATGCACCAGTACATTGACGATCTCGCAAGAGCATTTACAGAGGTGAACAACGATGAATAATGACGCTGTGAGAGAGTTGCTGAACGCCGTTGGTGCTTTGGCTGAAATGTCTCTGAATTTTTACAGGGCTTTACTCAATGCTGGTGCGACCAAAGAAGAAGCCTTTGTGCTGTTGCAGTCGTTCATCTCTGCTTCCATTCACGGCAACAAGGAGGACAGCGATGAAGACTGAGAAAAAGAACCTTCGCCGTATTTCCATCGTAGTCACGGCACAGACCAAGGGCAACCTTGAACGGCTGGCGGCGGTCTGCGGGTATTCAGAGATCGGTCGGGTGGTTGACAAACTCACCCGTGAAAAGATGATCTCCCTCCACGACTTTGAAAGAAAGGAGAAATACCATGAATGATGTAATGGAACAAATCAAAACGCTTTCTGCCACCTTGGACGAGGAAACCACCCGCTTTCACCCTACCGGCAGACTGCTGTTGCTGGGTTCCTACGAGAGCATATTTCTGAAAGCGGTCAAGCGCAAGGCTGACCTGTTAGGTATTGACTGTGATCTCACTCAGTACCCTTGCCCTCCGTACAAGGCCGTTGTGGTGGACAGAGAAACCGTCCCGTCTGACATTAAGCTCACCGCCGAGGTTGACATTGACCACTCCTACTCACAGGGAATGTCATCGGTGTCTCAAGCAACTTTGGCGCTCCTGCTTGCGTTGGACTTGGTTCACGCTAAGGACATTACCATTGTAGGCCGTGGTCATGCCGTTCAGAACTTGGCAAAGTACCTCACCCTCGATAACGCAACTGTGACAGTGGCACACTCTAAAACCAAGAGTCTCTTGCAGGCCACGATGAACCGTGATGTGGTGATCTACGCCACGCCGACTATCACGAAAGACATTTCCTACAACACCCGTGATCTGGTCATCGACCTCGGCAACAGCGTTCCTCACCCTGACCGCTTCAACTGTCCCTATGTGAACAGGATTGGTCAGCTCACCGTGAGCGTGTTGCTCAACCGCTTTGCGAGAAAGGAGCATAGGACATGAGTGACATTCTGACAACCATCGCCGCCGTTGAATGGATTGTTGTAGGCTGTCTATTCCTCTGGCGACTGCGCCACTGGAACCGCCGCTTTTCGGAACTCTATGACGAGTTGCGAAAGGAGATCGACCATGAATAAGGAAGACGCTCACATCGTTGTGGCGATGGCAAACCATAGCATGAATATTGGTGAAGTCTCTCGTAAACTTTTCATGCACAGGAACACCGTGACCTATCATCTGGACAAGGTGAAGCGGCAGACCGGGTTAGACCCTCGGCGGTTCTATGATTTGATCGAGCTGGTGAAGATGGCTCAGGAGGTGTTAGAAAGTGAAACTGAGGGAGTTTAATTTCAACAGTCTAAAACACCCATTTGCTCTTACGACTTTATGTGTCAAAGATGGAGATAAATCGTATGAGGGACAGTCTGTCGGAGAAACCTTGCGTATGCTTCCTCTGGAACTTGCTGATCGAGAGATTGATAAAAGTTGGTGGTTCTTTAATACTTTCGTCATCACACTCAAATGAGTTAGGTGACAAAGGTGATAAAGGTGAGTGTTTTTGCAAAGACTTTTTTCAAATTGGCGTGTTTTGAAAAATTGTTTTTCGTATTTTAGGTGAGTTAGGTGAGTAATCGGGCATAAATGCCTATAACTCTCTCTTATACGTGCGTATATAGAAATAGTTATAGGGAAATGCACCCGATTACTCACCTTTATCACCTTGGCGACTTTGAAAGGAGAAAAACGACTATGGCAGATGAAATTGTGAAAAAGCGAACTCGGCCTGATCGTAAGGAAGCCCTGAGCGTCCATACAGAGCCGGGTGACAATAGAAAATATCTGGAACATTCGATGGTCATGTTGGACTGGCCTGATGTGAATGTGAGAGAGCCTGAGCAGGTCAAAGAGCGTATGGGTATGTACTTTGCTCTGTGTGCTCAGGACGATATGAAGCCCTCTGTTGCTGGTATGGCATTGGCTTTTGGAGTTGATAGAACGACTTTATGGAAATGGGCAAATGGAGTGGATAGTAAGACTTTGCCCCCGGAAAGCCGCAACCTCGTTAAAAAGGCGTATCAACTTTTGAACGCTCAGATGGAAAACTATATGCAGAACGGGAAGATCAATCCGGTCGCCGGTATCTTCCTGATGAAGAACAACATGGGCTATGCGGACAAGCAGGAGGTCGTGTTGACACCCAACCAGCAGCTCGGAGAGCAGGTTCCCGCCGAGGACTTGGAGAAGAAGTATCTCGAAGATGTGGTGGGTGCGTCCAGCGACTATGACTCGGAGGACTGAGCGACTTTTGCGACTATGGCTTACGACTATGCCGAGCGACTTTACGACTTTCGTCCGAACGACTTTGCGACTTTCCGGCGAGGGTCTGCGACTTTGACAGAGCTGCCGATCTCCCCCACGGGGTCGGCGGCTTTTCCTTTTCCCGGCTGATCGGCGGCGGGTTCCACCGGGGCGGCGTGGGCGCTGCCGGGGTTCCGGTCTGATCTGAAATGAAAACATTTTTTCAGCCCTTTATATTGTATAGCTGCCGTATTTGCGAAAAATATTGATTTTCTTTTATATTTACGCTTGACAAGTAAATGCAAATATGCTATCTTGTATTTACCGAAAGGCAGTAAATGCAAATTGAATTTTGAAAGGGGTTTATATTATGAAAAAGATTTTTGATTTACCCGTTTGCGGTTCTGATCGGGCAAAGAGTTTTTATGGAAAGGCGAAAATCATTGAAACGGAAAACGGCGAAAAAGTTTTACAGTCCTATAATACTTTTGTTTGTCGTATCACGGCGGCGGGGCGGTTCGTTCGTATGTGGGGCGGTTATTCCGCTACTACAATGCGTCATGTAAATAGTTTTCTTTCATTCTATGATATGAACGGCGGCGGGAAATCGTGGTGGGATATGCAGCCGGTAGAAACGGAAAAGCCGAAAGCGGCGGATATGACCCCCGCCGAAAGTTTGAAAGCTATGTATTACCGCCATTCCGCTAACAGTGTGAATTATTGAAAGGGGTGTAATAAATGAAATTCAAGACAACACAAAAGGAAATCCGGGCGAATTACAATAAAATTATTTGTGTTCCCTTTTGCGGTTTACAAAACCTTTTGAATTATGAAATTCCCGTTGCGTACACGGTACGCCGTGAGGGGTGGGCAGCTGATATTTACGATATGGGCGGCGGGGTTGCTATTGTAACAGGTTATGCCCCATTCGGAAATATTCGCCCGTCTTATGAATTGCGGGAACGGTACGAAACGCAAGCCGAAAAAATCCGCTATGATTATAGCCTTTCCTATGAACAACAGCGGGAAAGCCTGAAAAGCCTTGCAAGGGATTTTATAAAGGGGGTTTGCAATCATGAATAAACGGGAATATTGCGAAAGCCGGGAAAGCATTGCATATTATAGCGGCTTGAATGGGCTTGAAATAAAGGGCATTGAATACGGGATAGACGATTATATTTACTGTGTTTCCGGGGCGTGGGGCGGCGGTAAAGCGTTCCACCGGTGCAAGATACAGTATACCCGGAAAGGGGCGGCATTTTTCCGGGTGCATGGGTATAAAGTTCCGCTTGATGAATGTATCAGAATGGGGGTTTAATTATGAATTACATTTTCAAAACAACGGCAACAATGAAAGAATACAACAATAAAAAGTGGTACATTGACGGCGGTATTGTTTCAGATATGCGCATAGATGCGGATAGCGTGGAAAATGCGCTTGAAATTTACCGGGAACGGGTGAAAGAAAAGCACTATATCGACATTTCCAAAAATGCTATAAAAAACAAGTCGGAAATGTTCGTTGATCTATCAAATGGGGGCGCAAAACAAGTCGGTTATGTTATCACGGGCAAAACAGAGTTTGACAAGGGCGATTATACCGGATACAGTACACAGTATATTGATTTGTGGGTAACAATTCTAACCGTTGTTGATACGGTATTTTAACGGGGGTATAAAGCATGGTATACGCAAGGAAAAAGCACGGCGGCGCAAGCTGCTATCTTGTATCCCCCGATATGGTACAAGCGTTTATACGCTATGAAACATGGGCGCAAGGGGTTGCAAATTGCTTTTGTAATATCACGGTAAAGCCATATAAAGGCCGGAAATACAATCCCGCTTTTGTTTGGGTGTGCGTTGGTTGAAAGGCGGTGAAAGCGTGTATTTAATTCTTTTGTTGCTTTTGCTGCCGTTTCAAATCCTGATTGAAATATTGAAATTGAATAAGTGAACGCCGCCCCGGTGCTATTCCGGGGCGGTTGTTTTTGCGCTTTTCCGGCCTGATCTGGGCGGCGTGAATGGGTAACGGGGGCGGGGGATATGCCAGCGGCAGCGAGGGTGGGGTAAGCTGAAAAATATCCGCAAAAAATAAAAAGGCTTATTTACACTTACCTATTGACAATTACATTTACCTATGCTATCTTATATGCAAGAGGTGATCTTATGATGACATTCAAAAACGCAATCGGCTATATCCGAGTCTCCACCGAGCGACAGGCCGATGATGACAAATACGGTATCGAGGTTCAGAAGCAGGCCATTCTTCTCTACGCCAATGACAACGGCTATAACATCGTAGACTGGAAGGTCGATGAAATCAGTGGTGCGAAAGATGACCGTCCCGGTCTGAACGAAATCCTTTATGGGGACGATGTAAGCAATCCTCCCTATGAAGCGGTGATCGTATTCAAGAATGACCGTGTGGCTCGTGATACCAAGCTGTACTTCTACTACCTGTATGTGCTGGAAAAGAAGAACATCAAACTTCTGAGTACGCAGGAGAGCTTCACAGAGGGTAGCGAGTTTGCCAACATCTACCGTGCGCTGTTACAGTTCGTGGCAGAGCAGGAGAGAAAGAATATCGCTTTGCGAACCGGCAAGGGTCGTTCCATCAAGGCTTCCTGCGGCGGGTACAGCGGTGGTCGCCGTCCTTACGGCTACAAGGTAGTTGATGGTGTTCTCACCATTGACGAGCAGGAAGCTCCTATCGTGAAGTTCATCTTCGAGAAGCATGAGGACGGCGTTTCCATGTTGGGTATCACGGAGCTGCTGGAAAAGGCGGGATACCAGACCCGTTCCGGCAAGCGGTTTCAGGTGTCCACCATCAAGAGTATTCTTGGCAACCGTCCTTTGTACGAGGGTATGTATAAATACGGCGACATGAATTGGGTCAAGGGTGTTCATGAGCCTATTTTGAAGACGGGGTGCTAAATATGAAAGATCTTTATGGACTTCGCAGTGAAGACATAGATATGCTCAAACAGGCAGGTTACGGTGATGACATATTCTATGTTGGAAATTATGGAATATCCGATGTAACCGGAGAGCAACTTTTCTTTGTTTCGTTCTATACTTCCGAGCAAAAGAATAAAGCCTATAAATATCTTTATGAAAGTAAATGAGGGGTAAGAAAGGTTGGGTGAAATGAAAAAAGTGGCATGGCTGATAGGGCTGGCAGTTATCGTAGTCTTCTTTCTGGTCGGGTGTTCTAAGAAGGACTCGGCTGAACCTGTTGCATGGGACTTGGCTCTTTCCGAAGCCGGGTTCACCGATGACGAGATCGCAAGCTATCGGGAAGTGTTTGACACCGTAGGGGTGACTGATTTCCACGATGTTTCTATCGTAGATAATGACCCGATGACCGTGATTTGTGGTAAAATCTATGACAGCGAGGATTTACAGCTCAATGTGACGCTGGAAAATCGCCAGATCATCTATGTAGAGTTGGCTGGTATTCCTGATACGAAAACAGAAGCCTATTTTAACTGGCGTGGCAAAGTGAAATGGAAAACAGCGCACACGATAAAAACAGTTGAGCTGTACTCTGACACCGAGGGCGGCTATTTAGGGGTTCTGGATTGGGACAATAAGACGATTTCGGAGTATGAGGGCTGATACCATGAGATTTTTTCTCAATATCATCGGATATTTCCTGATAATCAGTTCTATTTTGCTGGTTTTGGCGTTTGTGATACCGAAAATTCTATAATCGGCTTCTGCAAGGGCAGGAGTGACAGCCATAACGGGCTATCTGTGTAGAAATGCACAGGTAGCTCGTTTTTTTTGTTGGAAAGGAAATGCACATGAATTATGAAAAACTCTCCGGCTCTATCCGAGCCGTGATCGACCGCCGACCGGGGGATGACGGAGCGTACAGCGACCTATTTTCTCTATGCCGGGAGTGGGAAACCGAGGATTTCTCGGCGGCACATAAGGTGAACAAGGAGTTGCTGGCACTCTCCGCAGATCAGGTAGTCCGTGGCGGCGGGGCGAAGTTCTATGAACAGTGGCGGCGGTGTCTTCTCTTTGAAGCACCCCATGATTTTGACTCCTTCATGACCTACATTGAACTCGACCGCAAGCCGGAAAAGCGGTTCTATGCCCCACGCAAGCACTATCTCAGACCGATGGTGCAGGGGTTTCAAGATGTTCTGGACGGGAAGCTGCGCCTTTTGACAATCTCCATGCCGAAACGGGCGGGAAAGTCTCAAACGGGTATCAATTTTGTGAATATGATCTCCGGCAAGTTCCCTGACCGCTCGACCCTGATGGAAGGGACAGGTGATGACCTTGTAAAGAGCTTCTACAATGGTTGTCTGGAATACCTGACAGTCCCCAACGAGTACCTGTTCTACGATGTATTCCCGGACGCACGGCTGGTACAGACCAACGCCGACACGAAGACGGCGAACCTGAAAAGCAAGTCCCGTTTTCCCACCATCATGTGTCGTTCCATTGACGCTCGACAGGTGGGCTTGTCCGAAGCCACCAATGTCCTTTACCTCGATGACTGCGTGGAAGGTCGTGAGGAAGCGAAGAACCGCCAGCGGCTTGATGACAAGTGGGAAGTGATCTCCGGCGATATTATGGGTCGTGCCATTGAAGGTACGCCGATGGTTTTCACCGGCACCCGATATTCTTTGTATGACCCCATCGGTCGTGTGCAGGAACACGCACAGCGGGAGGGCTGGGCTTGGAGAGCGATTGAGATACCCGCCCTCGATCTCGTGACGGACGAGAGCAATTATGAGTACGAACGAGAGGGCAAGAAGGTCTTTACCACCGCCTACTTCCGGGAGCAGCGGGAGCTTCTAAGTGCGGAGCAATTTGAGTCTGAGTTCCAGCAGCAGCCTTTTGAAGCGAAGGGTCTGCTGTTCAACAAGGACGAGCTGAACTACTTCTTTGAGTTGCCGAAAGACCGTGACCCGGATACCATCATCGCCGTTGGCGATACGGCGGAAAGCGGCTCGGACTCGACCTCCATGCCGGTGGCGATGATATACGGCAATGCTGTGTATATCGTTGATGTGGTCTTTGATGACTCCCCCGCTGAGGTGACGAAGCCGGAATGTGCCAAGTGCCTGATCGACAACAAGGTTGCTTCCGCCGTCTTTGAGTCCAACAACGCCGGTCAATATTATGCCAGAGATGTTGACCAGATCGTTCGTGAGCGTGGGTACTCCGTTGGTATCCGCACGAAGCGCACAATCTCCAACAAGCAGACCCGTATCGAGTTCGCTTCCGACAACATCAAGAAGAACTTCTACTTCAAGCACCCCTCCACCTACAAGCGGGGCAGTCAGTATTGGAACTTCATGAAGGAAGTGACCACCTACACTCGCTCCGGCAAGGTTCCGCACGATGACGCTCCTGACTCCCTCTCCCTGTTGGAGAACGAAATCCGTATGCTGTCCGGGGGCAAGGTGGAGGTCTTCAAGCGTCCCTACTGAAATGTTGGTTTTGACAAATGTTGTGGCGAATGGTATGATTAAAGATTAACTATTGACAACCATTGGACACAACGGTATACTTATAGTTAGAAACCAGCAGAAACCAACAAAACGGTATACGAATGAACAGATAATGATAGGGTGGAAAGGAGGTGCTGTAAGTGGGTGCGAGAGCGTTGTTTGGTCGCCGTGTGATCTATACCGATGTTGTCGAAATCAATGCCGGGAACATCATTGATGTTCTGCAAAAGGCTTTGTTCGTCCATCTGCAAAACAGCGCCGACATTGACTATCTCTATCGGTACTATCGTGGAGATCAGCCCGTGCTTTATCGGGAGAAGGAAGTACGGCCTGAAATCTGTAACAAGGTCGTTGAAAACCGAGCCAATGAGATCGTGTCCTTCAAGGTCGGCTATCTGATGGGCGAACCCGTTCAGTATGTGAGCCGAAGCGATGACGAGAGCATTTCTGCTGAGGTCAGCCGCTTGAACGATTATGTTCTCAGTGAGGATAAGCCTGCCAAGGACAAGGAACTGGCGGACTGGTCGCACATTGGCGGCACTTCCTACCGCATGGTACTTCCTGATGGGGAAGCTGATGTGGAGGAAGATGAAGCTCCCTTTGAGATTTTCACCCTTGACCCCCGCTTCGCTTTTGTGGTCTATTCCACCGCCCTCGGCAATCCTGCCATGATGGGCGTGAAGTATGTGAAGGACGAGAACGGAAACCTGATTTTCAGTTGCTACACCCGTGACCACTACTACGAGGTGGAGAACACTTGGGCGATCATTCGGAGCGAACCTCAGATTTTGGGTATTCCCATCATCGAGTACCCGGCGAATAAGGCTCGGCTGGGAGCCTTTGAGATCGTTCTCCCTCTGCTGGACGCTATTAACACCGTGGAGAGCAACCGCCTTGACGGTGTGGAGCAGTTCGTACAGGCGCTCATGCTGTTCCACAATGTTGATATTAACACCGAGGATTTCCACCAGCTTCGTGACGAGGGCGCTATCAAGTACAAGGACATTGACCCGCAGTTTAAGGCGGAGATCGAGTATTTGACCTCGGAGATGAACCAGACGCAGACGCAGACCCTTGTGGACAGTATGTATAACACCGTCCTGACGATCTGCGGTATGCCGAACCGCAACGGTGGTTCTTCCACCAGCGATACCGGCTCTGCGGTCATCATGCGTGATGGTTGGTCGGCGGCGGAAGCCAGAGCGAAGGACTCCGAGCTGATGTTCAAGCAGTCCGAGAAGGATTTCTTGAAGCTGGTTCTGCGTATCTGCCGTGACCTGAGTGACCTGACACTGAAACTCAGCGGTCTGGAAATCCGCTTTACCCGCAGAAATTACGAGAATATCACGGAAAAGGCAAATGTGCTGACTGCTATGCTTGCCAATCCGAAGATCGCCCCGGTTCTGGCCTTTACCCATTGTGGTTTGTTCTCTGACCCGCAGCTTGCGTACCGTATGAGTATGGATTATGCTGAGGAACAGGAGAAAAAGGCCGCTGAACTCGCAACCAAGCAGAAGGAGGTTAATCCTGATGGAAAAGGAAATCCGCCTGACCCCGGAAGCGGTCAGACAGATTGAGGAAATCTTGACTACGGGAAAGACCGTTGAGATCGCAGAACGACACGAGAAGGTGATTGTGTGGGCGGTCAGCAGCAAAAAGAAATATGAACAGCCTATCGCATAGGTGATAGGAACAGCCATTACGGGCTACTGATACCGAAAAGGTATTGGTAGCCCTTTTATTTATCCTTCCAATGCCCTCGGAGTTTTCGGACAGTCCGTGAAAGCTCAGTCTTTTCGGAGATATGAGAAAGGCGAAGACAATGATTTGACCGCCGTAAGGCGTTGAATGGTCAGGGAAGACCTTAATCGCAAACGGGAGACAACCCGTAAAAACGGAAAATAGTGCTGAGTGAACAGCCTTGTTAAACGCAGGAGGTAATCATTATGGCAAAGATCGACACCAGCAAAATCACGGGCTATGCGGAAATGTCTGCGGAAGACAAGCTGAAAGCTCTGGAAGCATTCGAGTATGAGGACAATGCCGCCGAGCTGGAAAAGCAGAAAGCCGCTGTTTCCAAGGCCAACTCCGAAGCCGCTGAGTGGAAGCGCAAGCACAACGCTCTGTTGGGTGAGGACGAGAAGAAGAAGCAGGAGCAGGAGGAAAAGTTCGCCAACATGGAGAAGGAGCTTTCCGAGCTGCGGGAAGCCAAGCGTGTTTCCGAGTTCAAGGCCAAGTTCATCGCTCAGGGCTATGACGAGGCTCTTGCCGAGGACACCGCAAAGGCGATGGCTGATGGTGACTCTGCCAAGGTGTTTGCCAACCAGCAGAAGTTCCTTGACGAGTATGCAAAACAGGTCAAGGCTGACGCTCTGAAAAAGACCCCCAAGCCCACTCCCGGTGCCGGTGGCGGTACTGGTGAGATGGATTACGCCAAGAAAATCGAGGAAGCACGGACGAACGGTGATTTTGCCGCCGTTGCTTACTACACCCGCCTGCAAGCCGAAGCGGAAGCGCAGGCGAAAAACGAGTAAAGGAGAGTTTTTACTATGGCAGATCAGTTTGCTATGAGTTTCGGGGTACTCAATTACTCCGGTATGCTCTTTAACAAGGGCAACACCCGCACCCCTCTGAGTTCCATCATCGGCGGTCGTGCCAAGACCACGAACCATGTTGAGTTCGTGACCGGTCAGGAGTTCACCTCTGGCGGCGGCGCTCAGCCTGCTATCAGCGAGAGTGCTTCTCTGACCGCCCCTGACGCTACCGTTGTGACCCGTGCACAGAAGACCAATGTGACTCAGATCTTTCAGGAGTCTGTGGGCATTTCCTACGGGAAGATGTCTAACATGGGTACTCTGAGCGGTATCAATGTAGCGGGTCAGCAGGCCAACCCCATGAACGAGCTGGACTTTCAGGTTGCCGCCAAGATGATGAAGGTCAATGCCGACATTGAGTACACCTTCATTAACGGTGTTTACAGCAAAGCCACTGATGACACCAAGGTCAACAAGACCCGTGGCATGATTCCCGCAATCACCACCAACACTACGGCGATGGCAAAGAAGCCCCTCGGTCTGTGGGATATTGCCGACATGGTGAAGAAGATTTACGGCGCAAACGCTCCCACCGATGGCCTGTGCCTGTGGTGTGACGCTGTGACCCTGTTCCAGATCAACGCTGACGCTGTTCAGAACGGTCTGACCGTGGTTCCCGCTGCCCGTAACATCAACGGTATCTCCCTGTCCAGCGTGGTCACGCCCATCGGCGTTGTCTACCTGTATCTTGGCGAGTACCTGCCTGCCGGTACTGCCCTGCTGCTGAACCTGAGCGTTCTGGCTCCCGTTTATCAGCCTGTCCCCGGCAAGGGCAACTTCTTCCTTGAGCCGCTGGCGAAGACCGGCGCTGGTGAGAAGTATCAGCTCTTTGGTCAGATCGGCCTTGACCACGGCCCTGAGTGGTTCCACGGTAAGTTTACCGGTATCTCTACCGAGTTTACCGCTCCCACTTACAGCCGCAGCGTCTTCATCGCCAATGACGCAAACAACCCTGTGAACACTAAGGCCGTTGCTGGCGGCTAAGAGTAGCGCAGGAGTAAAACAGAGATTTTAGAAAGGAAAGGTGGAAAGCATGACGGACGCTGAGAAGTTGAAAATGGTGAAAGCCATGACCGGCGAGACAGACGAGGACACGCTTTCCACCTACCTTTCTATCGCCGGAAACAAGGTGTGCCGCAAGGCATACCCCTTCGACCACACCGTGACCGCTGTTCCTGACCAGTACGCTCACACTCAGGTGGAGATCGCCGTGTATCTGCTGAACAAGCGGGGAGCCGAAGGGCAGACCGCTCACAGCGAGAACGGTATCTCCCGCTCCTATGAAGACGGCGATGTGCCGCCTACGCTGCTGAGGGACATTGTTCCCTTTGCCGCTGTGATGGGAGGTTGAGTGCATGAGAACGCTGAACCGCAACAAATCGCCCTTCTGGTATCTGCTGTATGACAGCAAGGTTCCCGCCAAGGACGAATACGGCAACGAAACCGGCGAGGAACTGGTGGTTTACAAGCCTGCCGTGGCGATGAACGCCAATATCTCGGCGGCGACCGGCTCCGCTCAGGTGGAGCAGTTCGGTAATTTCGCAGGGTACGACAAGGTGATCGTCACCGATGACCTGAGCTGCCCCATTGACGAGAATACCGTGCTGTTCATCGACAAGGAGCCGCAGTATGACGAGGACGGGAAACCGCTCTACGATTACATGGTCAAGCGGGTCGCCAAGTCCCTCAACTCCATTTCCTATGCGGTCAGTAAGGTGACGGTATCGTGAGTCAGACAATCAATGTTCCGCTCTCCGGGAGAGGGATTGAGCGGCTGATACGGGAAACCGAGAACTGGAAGAACCGGCTTCAAGAGCGGACTGCGGTCTTTCTCGACCGGGTAGCGCAGGAGGGCATGGAGAGAGCTTCTGTCAAGTTCTCGCAAGCCGTTTATGACGGCACGAACGATGTTTCCGTGACGGTGGAATCCCGTGGGAACAATGTTCGAGCGGTGGTGGCGACAGGCGGAGCTACCCTGTTCATTGAGTTCGGCACAGGTGTGACCTACCCGGACGATCACCCGGAAGCCGGAGAACTCGGTATGAAGCGTGGCGAATACGGTCAGGGTCACGGCAAGCAACAGTCTTGGGGTTATTACGGCGACCCCGGCACGAACGGAGTGCTGAAAGAAAAGAAGAATGGCGGGTTCGTGGTCACCCCCCAGGGCACCCCCGCCAATATGCCGATGTACGAAACGGTAAAGGAGCTGCAAGACCGGCTCACGGAGATTGCGAAGGAGGTGTTTTCATGATTGATGTGGAGAGTCAAATCTACACGCCGATTGCGGAAGCCCTGAGAGCGCAGTTTCCCGGTATCTTGGTCAGCGGTGAGTATGTCAATGCCCCTACCCGTTTTCCCTATGTGAGCTTGGTGGAGCAGGATAACTACACCACGGAAGCTCACATGGACAGCGGCGATACGGAGAGGTTCGCCACGCTGATGTACGAGGTGAATGTCTACTCCGATAAGGCAGGCGGTAAGAAATCCGTTTGCCGAAAAATCATGAGGTTTGTGGACGATCTCATGTACGCCAAGAATTTCCGGCGTATTTCTCTGTCCCCGGTTCCCAATTTGGAGAACGCAACAATCTACCGTCTGGTTGCCCGATACAAGGCTGAAACGGACGGAACCACTCTTTATAGGAGGTAAATGAAATGGCTATTTCCACCTACAAGGTTTTTCTGATGAAGAAAGCCGACACTGGCGAACAGTGGAGCAAGCTGATCGACATTAAGGAGTTTCCTGACCTCGGCGGCGAACCCGAAATGCTGGAAACCACCACCCTGAGCGACAATATGCAGACCTACATTGCCGGTATCCAGTCCCTCGATGGTCTGTCCTTTACCGCCAACTACACGCTGGCTGATTTCCAGACCCTCAAGGCTTTGGAAGGCAAGAAGGTCAGCTATGCGGTCTGGTTTGGCGGCACCGAGAGCGATGGCACTGTTACTCCCGATGGCTCTAACGGTAAGTTCTCCTTTGACGGTGAGCTGTCCGTGTATCCCGTGGGCGGCGGCGTGAACGAAGTGGTGAACATGAACATCACCATCGCTCCTTCCACCCCCATCGCTTTCTCCGCAACCTAAGACACCAATAATCGCCGTATTGATAAGGAGGATTTATCATGGCAAAGCAGTTGACGATCAATGACCCTACTACCGGCGTGACCTACACGCTGGAATACACCCGCAAGACCGTTGAAGCGATGGAGAAGAACGGCTTTGTTGCCGCCGATGTGGAGCGCAAGCCTATGACTCTGCTTCCGGCTCTGTTTGCCGGTGCGTTCCTCGCCCATCATCGGTTCGTGAAGCGTGATGTGATCGACAGTATTTACGCTCGTATGAACCACAAGGACGAGCTGATTGCCGCTCTGGTAGAGATGTATAACGACCCCCTGCTGAGTCTGCTGGACGAGCCTGAGCAGGAGGGCAACGAGGGAAACCTGAGCTGGAAGACCGGCTGGTAAGCGACCGATCTTCCAGAAGTGAGGGGGGCGGCGGCGACCATCGCCCCGCTCCCCTTCTCGCTTACACGCCAAAGTTTTATGAGGTTTTCCCGTACTATCTTTCCATCGGCATGACCTATGAACAGTTTTGGGAACAGGATTGCGAATTGGTGAAGTATTATCGAAAGGCGGCGCAGATCAGGCAAGACCTAAGAAATCAAGACGCTTGGCTCCAAGGAGCTTATTTTTACGAAGCTCTTATTGACGCTGCCCCGGTTCTTCGTGCTTTCGCCAAGAAGGGAACCAAGCCCACGCCGTATCGGGAAAGCCCCTATGAGCTGTTCAGTCGGCAGGATAAGAAGCAGCAGAAACAGCTTCAAGAAAAACACGATGACCAAGCCAAGGCATACATGGAAGCCTTTATGGTGTCGGTCAATAAGAAATTTCAAGAGAAAGGTGGTGGCGTAAGTGGCTGACAATGTGGAAATTCAGGGGTTGGAGTTTCAGATCGTCAATGACAGTACGCAGGCGGTCACAGGACTTCAAAACCTGATTAACACGCTCAATCGTTTGAAAACCGCTACCAACGGCGGCGCAACGGGTCTGAGTAAGACCGCTCAGGGTATTCGGGAGCTTTCCAATTCTCTGAAAGGCTTGAACAGCGGTGACGCTTCGCAGAAGATCACTCGGCTTGCCAATGCGCTGACCGCTCTGAGTCAGGTTGGAAATGTGAAGATTTCTTCCTCCATCGCCAATCAGCTCACGGCAATCAACACCGCTCTCGCTGGCCTGAAATGGACGGACGGCGACAAGCTGACTTCCCTTGCCAACGGTTTACGCCCTCTCTCTGAGCTGGGTAAGGCCAATATGACCACCTTTATCAATCAGCTCTCCAAGCTGCCGAAGGTGATCGAGGATTTGGAAGCGGCGGACATTGACAAGTTCACACAGCAGATGACCGCCCTTGCCGCCGCCATGAAGCCTTTTGCCGATGAAATGCAGAAGGTGTCCAACGGCTTCTCGGCGTTTCCGTCCAAAATCCAAAAGCTGATTACCAGCACGGAGAAATACAACGCTTCTGCCCGTAAAGCAACCACCACGACCGGGAAGTTCACGAGCGGATTGAAAGCGTTGAATGTCGCCGCTGTTGCAATCACTTTCCGCAAAATCGGTCAGTTCATCGCACAGACGGTCACGGAGTCCAACAAGTACCAAGAAGACCTGAACCTGTTCACGGTTGCCTTGGGGCAGTATGCCGCCGAAGCTCAAAACTACGCTGAAAAGGTGTCCGATGTCATGGGTATTGACCCGGCACAGTGGCTCCGCAATCAGGGCGTTTTTAACACGCTGCTGACCGGCTTCGGTGACACGGCTGAACGAGCGCAGCTCATGAGCCAAAACCTGACACAGCTCGGCTACGATATTTCTTCCTTCTTCAATATTTCCATTGAAGACGCTATGCAGAAGTTACAGTCCGGTATTTCCGGTGAGTTGGAACCTCTGCGACGCTTGGGCTACGATTTGTCGCAGGCACGGTTGGAGCAGACCGCTTTGAACCTTGGTATCAAGGAAAGCGTTGCCAACATGACGCAGGCAGAAAAGGCCGAGCTGAGATACTACGCCATTATGACTCAGGTGACAACCGCTCAGGGTGATATGGCGAGAACGCTGGAAGCTCCTGCAAACCAGCTTCGTATCTTGCAGGCACAGCTTACACAGGCCGCACGAGCTATCGGTAACATCTTCATTCCCGCACTGAACGCAATTCTTCCCTATGCAATCGCTGTTGTTCAGGTCATTCGAGAAATCGCCAATGCCCTTGCCAACCTTGCGGGTTTCAAGTTGACGGAGGTGGACTATTCGGGAGTGAATAGCGCTGCTGTCGGCGCTGGGTCTTTGGCTGATAATCTCGATGACGCTGCCGGTGCTGCCAAGAAGCTGAAACAGTACACCGCAGGCTTTGACGAGCTGAATGTCTTTGCTCCTAACACGGGAAGCGGTTCCGGGGCGGGTGCTGGTGGCGCAGGCGGATTTGATTTCGATTTGCCCACCTACGATTTCCTTGGTGACGCTGTGCAGACCCGCATTGGTGAAATCAAGAAGATGATTGAGGACACTCTCGCAGAGATCACCACGATTGTTTCCGGCTTTATGCTGGCGGTAGGTGCAATTCTGGTCGTAACCGGTGTGAATATTCCGCTGGGTGTCGGTCTGATGGCGGCTGGTGCGGTCGGCCTTGCGGCTACCGTTGGACTGAATTGGACTGCTATGAGTAGCGAACTGGCAAGTACGCTGGCTCTCATTACGGGTGTTGTCGGCGGCTTCCTGCTGGCTCTTGGCGCAATTATGGCGTTCTCCGGGGCGAACCTTCCTCTTGGTATCGCTTTGATGGCCTTGGGCGGGGCAAGCCTTGTATCTGCCGCTGTTATCAACTGGCATAACAGCGACCGGCACCTCACTGACGCTTTGACCACCTTAACGGGAGTTCTGGCGGGTGCTTCTCTGGCGGTAGGCGCTATGTTGGCCTTTACCGGGGTCGCAACCGGGCTGGGTATTGCGCTGATGGCTGTTGGCGCTGTCACGCTTGTATCTGCCGCAGCTCTGAACTGGAACAGTATCCCGGACGCTCTGGCTTCTCCCTTGTCCAGAGTCGGATTGCTGGTCAGCGGAGCAACTTTGGCTCTCGGCGCTATCCTCGCTTTCTCCGGGTGTATGCCCCTCGGTATTGCGCTGATGGCGATTGGTGCTACTTCTCTGGTTTCCGTAATGGCTCTCAACTGGAATGGCCTGAGCGATGAAATCCAGAATGTGATTGCCATTATTACCACGGTCGTATCTGTGGCGTTCCTCGCTATCGGTGCGGCACTGGCGTTCTCCGGGGCGAATATCCCGTTGGGTCTGGCTCTGCTGGCGGCGGGTGCGGTCACAATGGGTACGGCTATCATGCCGAACTGGAGTGACCTCTCCGACAATGTTCAGCAGAAGATCAGCATGATTACCACCGTTGTCGGCGGCGCTCTCTTGGCGGTCGGCGCTATCCTTGCTCTGAGCGGAGTCGCCCTTCCTCTTGGCCTTGGCCTGATGGCGGCTGGCGCATTGAGCCTTGGCGCTGTTGCTACCCTGAATTGGGATTTTGTGGTTAATTCCATTAAGAAAGTCGTATCGATCATCACGGGTATTCTCAGCGGTGCATTGATCGTTCTCGGTGTCCTGCTGTGCCTGAGCGGTGCGGGTGTTGGTCTTGGCCTTGCGGTACTGGCGGCGGGTCTGTCCCTGTCGTATGCGGCATGGACGCTGGACGATAACCCCATTACTCGCTTTGTGCGACAGATGGCGAACTCCATCATTGGACTTGTGAACGGTGTCATTGACGCAATCAATGATATGTTCCACATCCAGTTCAACGGTCTGTCTGTTATGGGTATCACGCTTATTCCGGCGTTTGATATTCGATTGGTGGATATTCCGCACATTCCGTTCTTTGAAGACGGCGGTTTCCCGAATGAAGGACAGCTCTTTATCGCCCGTGAAGCGGGTGCGGAAATGGTCGGTGCGATGGGTCGCAGAACGGCGGTTGCCAACAATGACCAGATCGTTGAAGGTATCTCCGCTGGCGTATCCGTTGCCAACGATGGCGTGATCGCTGCCATTTACGCTCTGCTGAATGTCGTGGAGGAAAAGGATATGTCCGTTGTCATTGGCGACAATGAGATCGGTCATTCCTACGACCGCTACAAGGAGAAGCGTGGTCGGCAAGTATCTACTGGCGTGTTCGCCAATGCCTACTAAGGAGGGCTGAGGAAATGCAAAGTTTCATTACAATCAATGGCACAAAGTTTCCTCAGCCCCGCAGGGGCTTAGAGCTGCTGTCTGCCACTATCGTAGACTCCGCCAGAAATGCCAACGGCGTTGTGGTAGGTCAGAAGGTCGGCAGAGATCAACAGAAGCTCAACAACCTCTTTTGGGGCTACTTGACAGCGGAACAGTGGTCTGCCATGTTGCAGATTTTTGACAAGAACTTCTTTGTGACGGTCACTTATCCTGATATGGTGAACAACCGCTGGACAACCCGAAAGATGTACCCCGGCGACCGCACGGCGACCCCGTACCATCTTGACCCGAACACGGGGCTTCCTGCGGACTACATCAACTGCAAAGTCAACATCATTGACTGCGGCGAACCGTTCTAAGGAGGTGTAGCCGTGAAACAGGTAAGCAACGCTTACAAGCTGTCGATGAAGTCTTTGCTTCGTGAGCAGTCCTTTGTAGAGATCACCTTCTCTCAGGTGGACACGGCAGCGGCAACAGAC